TTTACTTTTAATTTTTAATTTGGCATATACCATAAATATCGGAATTTATCAAAACACTACTATTTTATAACCATTGAGATAAATCTTCATATTCATCACCTATTTTCATTTTCCAAGGATTATCTTCCATACTACTACCACCATATACCCCGTCGTGTTGCATGTTTGATGAAATACCTCCTATTGCTCGTTTCGTAAGGTCAATACCTTCTTGTCTTAAACGAAGTGCAGTATCCCTAACCCACAATCCAATACAAAATGCCATTACTAAGTCATCGTTATAACCCTTCATAGCTTCAGCTCTACCATTCATAAATATAAATGTAAATAATTCATCTATCAAACGATTAGAACGAACTGTAACTGCTTTTTCTCTAAAGTATTCATCTAACTTAGATACAATTAATGGTCTAGTCTTAGAAGTTGTTGAAAACCCAGCAACCATCTGTCTTTCATCTGCACGATATTTGTTTCTCATTTGATTTTCAACATCTACATATTTTAAATCCTTACTCATATAGAATAAGTTTTTATACTGTCTATCTATTACTTGCTGAATTGTTGCCCAACCAATGTTTGCGTTCTCTATAATAAGTAAGGCATCATTATATTGTGTAGATAATTCAACTAAGAAGTTTCCAAAATCTTTAGTATCAACCTTTCCTTTATACTCTGCTACCTGTGTACAAGTTGTTATATCCATAACATGTGCTGCGGAATAATCCGAACCATCTCCCCTAGCCACATCCGCAATAACCATATAAGAACTACCTGCGTTTGGATATTCCCATCTCCAAAGATTACCATCAAATCCAGTCTTTTCTAATGGGTCTTGGCAATATGATTCTTTATAGAACATTAATAATTCTGGGTCAATAACCGTATCACCAGAAGATACGAAGTCACAATCACACTCTTGTGCTGCTTTCTTTGCTCCTAATAATTTTTCTTGTTCTTCTCTCCAAGCTTCTCCTCGCTCAGGGTGTAAAGTCCAATGTAATTTAATTGTATTAAATGGATTAGTACCTTCTTCTGCGGATAACCAAGTTTTATGAAACCAGTTACCCACACCATTGGGAGTAGAAAGTGCTATACAAGCTCCACCCGTTGAAAGTGTTGATTGTGCAGATGTCCAAATTTCATCGATATCACCAATGAATGCAGCCTCATCAAATATAAGAAGTGATAATGCTTCAGAACGTCCAGCATCAGGAGAACTAGCAATAGCCTTAATTTGAGAGCCGTTTTGTAATTTTAAGGATAGTTTATTATCTTCTAATGAACCTCCCTTAAGCCAACTAGGAAGTAACTCATGCATTACTCTTACCTTAGTTACTAAGTTCTTGGCTACATCTTGCTTAGTTGCGATAACCAATACGTTAAAGTCCGTATTGAATAACATTCTCCAAAGTGCATATCCAGCTGATAGAGTTGAAATACCAGTTTGACGTGATTTTAGAACTATATTAAAACGATTACCAGCAAATTGTGTTAGTGTTTTTTCCTGAAATGGAAATAGGTGAAAAGGTATTTTACCCCTAACCGGATGCTGAATCATACAATACTTTTTCATAAAGTGAATCGGGTCTACCGCACACTTTTTATATTCTTCTGCAATAATCTCTTTTAAAGATTTTTTTGGTAGTATCGATGTACTCATATTAATCAACAGGAGGTTTTACTAAATCGTAACCTTTATCTTTTAATTTATCCCAAGCATTATTTCTTAACTTTTTTGCCTGTTCAATTTCTTCTTCAAACTTAGTTATATCAGTTAGTATTTCAGCTTTCAATTCGGTTACATCTCGTTCCATACTCCACTTTTCAATTGTTCCATCTTCTTGAACTACTTCGTATGTTTGTTTAGCATCGTTGTATGCTTGTTGAAATTGAGAAACTACATCTATACCATAGGAAATCATATTAGAATATATTTTATAATCCTCATAAGCTTCCCATAATCCATCTATTTTAATTTGAGATTCTCTTATAGTAAGACAATGTAAACAATATCCAGTTTTAGATATTAACTTTTTATCAACTCTACCTATTTTTATTGTTTTACAATTGTCAGATTTACAACTATTTAACTTATCTAAATAAGCTCTTGTTTCAGCCATAATATCACCCAACTCCGAAAATTCTATTCTACCACCTTCGGTTTGTTCCCAAGACCTACCATTTTCATCTGTCCATTTTTCACCAACCTTACGTTTTATTATCTCTGTATCAGCTCCAGCAAATGATACAAACGCTTCTTTTTGATAATCACCACCGGTCAATACCATATCCACCAACTTTCTACGAGTTGGATGCATAAACTTTTTATTAAATTCCTTTGCCATAGTATATACAATATATTTGTATATATAAGTATATCAAAATTCAGAAAACGATTAACTATCGAAGAAAATACCTAAAATTTGATTTAGTGGTGCGAATGCACCTGTAAGCTTATATGTGTTACCGCCATAGACAAATACAATGCCCTCATTTGGTACAATTTTTTCGAATCCACCAAGTGCATTTAAGCGAGTTAATTCTAATTTTAATTTTTCAATTTTCTTAGGGTCACCACTTGCTTTTACTTGAGATATTGTTGATTGTAAACGAGCTACCATTTGTCTTTTAGCACTATCAGGGTTTGCTGTAAGAACCGAGTCCATAAAGGATAGTACATCGGCACCAACTCCTAAAAATATCTCCTCAAATCTCATTAGATTTTGTTTTGATATCTTTTGTTGGTCTTGTTTATCGGTTTGTTCTGCCCACGCTCTTAGTTTAGGGTCTTGTATTGTTGCTATTCTGAATGACTTATCATTGAATGCCCATCTCTTTACCAGTCCTATTTTTTCTTGTGCATCTAATTTCTTTCCACCCTTTTCTACAAACTTACTCCACCAAGCCTGATGATATTCACCCACACCATCATTATCAGATAATCCAAATTCCGATTGTAATTTAGAAATCATTCCTAAATACTTTCCTTGTAATTTGGCCAAGTCTTCCGATTTTGGTAACTTAGTCATTGGTGGTCCTTGTATTGTGTACTTAGATTGAACATGTGCATTTACTTGCTTAATCATACCACCCAATATAGATGCAGCTTGTTGATTCTCACCTATAATAGTACCAGCATCATCATATTCAAATGTACCATGAAATACCAATAGAGGTTGATTGTAAGGGATTACATTTACGGATGTTGGATATATTACTTCTAAATTCATAAAACACGCACCATCCTTAAAAATCTTCTGTCTTTGTGGTTCGGATAGAGCTGCTATTGCGTTTGATAAATCTTGCATAGCGAAGTTGTAAGCATCGGTTAATCCACCTCTACCTCCAAACTTTTCAGCTACCTGTCCGATTGTCATAGCACCAGCTCCTTTGCTCTTTAGATGTGATTTGTTACGAGCTGCTACTAACCTACCATTTACCCAACTAACTGCTAATGCCTGTCCATCAGTCTTCTCTCTAGTCAATTCTAAGTCACCATTAAGTGCTTTGGTTACAATTGATTTAAGGTCAGCAAATGTAAGATTCATTTCAATATCAAATGGATGATTCATGTGACCATAAGCCCCACCTTCCATTAATAAAGATTCTTTTAAAAAATCAATTGGAGATTTCAAATTATACTTTAATATACGATTGTATTTATCCGTTTTATCTTTATGATTATCTATTGGTAATGTCTGGTCTACTGCGGTTTTCTTTTCTCTTTCGGATGGTATATCATCAACAAAATCCCAACCTTCCAGGTTATCTAAATAATATTTTTGCTTATCATAATCATCCCAATCAGAGTTCCATATATACCCAGTTGTTGTATTACCATCCTGAGGAAATGCTCCATTACCGGTATATTCTATAATTGTGTTTTCTTTTATTTTTCTTTTTTGTTGAATCAATTGTTGTATTTGTGAAAATATAGATTGTATATCTTTATCTAATTTCTTTTCATCTGCACTCATTGGTGATTCTATATCCATATTAGAATATAGTTTTTTCTTTTTAGCAATTAATACATCTACCTTTTTAATTAAATCATTTTTTACTTTATCCAAATCTTTTATTATATCGGATGTAGTTGCTTCAGTTACA